AGACATCATCATTTATCATTTATATTAACAATGCAATATTCTGTAGCTATTCCACCAGAAATGAGGTCTAACTTTGATTATATTTTTTTACTAGCAGAAGACACAATTACTAATAGAAAAAAATTATATGAACATTATACAGGTATGTTTCCAACTTTTGATATATTCCAACAGGTTTTTTCAGATTTAACAGAAAATTATGGTATGATGGTTATTAATAATCGAATTCATAGTAAAAATATCACTGATAAAGTTTTTTGGTATAGAGCTAAAACAGTACCTACATTTAATGTTGGATGTAATAAATTTAAAAAATTTCATGATGAAGCATATGATTCACAGTGGAACAAACGTTTAGAAATATTTAATCCTGAAAGTTTATTTTCTAGGAAAAAAAATTCAGTACGTGTCACAGTTATTAAAAATTAATTATCACCAATAATTTTTGGACCATTTAATTGGGAATTAGAAGAACTGGTATTTTTTACTTGATTACTCAAATTATCTATTTCAATATCTAATTCTGATTTTTTTTCTTCCATCTTCTTAATTTGACTTTCTATTTCAAGAATATTCTTCTCAATACTATCTATTTCTGTTGAATCTTTAGTTTTTGTTACTTTCTTTTTCAAATCCTTGATAGTATCTTGTCTGGATTGTAAATTGTCTAAAATATTTTTTCTTACCATCTCATTTTTACGTTGTTCGTGATATAATTTAGCCTTTTCTTGATTTTCAAGATAACTTTTCATCATTTTATTTAATTCTTCATTTGCATATTCAGAATCTTTAACAGCTTGAGAATCTGGATTAGGATCAAATGGTAACCATTTACCCATTTCACCAACAAAAACATTAAATGCTGGATCAATAGCTTGTAGTTTTTTACAATGTTCACAAGCTTCTTCGTACTTTGAGAAAGCACCACGAATTTTAATACCAGATAATGTAGTCTTATTTTCCTTATCTGTTAAAAATGATAAACAGACATATTTTTGATCCCATGGTAGAATCGAATCTTCGGTTAAATAATCCACTCTTGACATTAGATTTAATATTTAATTATTCTTTAAATAAATTTATTTTACAAATATTTTTTGTGGTTTATCTTTTGCATCAAAATCTTGATAACCCATCCAAATTGATGGTTGAGAGAACATCTTTTGATATTCTTTATTAACTTTATAATCATATATAGATTGATAAGGTTTATCAATTAATTTTAATTTTTTATTTAAAATTCGTTGATTATAAGTTAAATAACCATTTTTAGATGCTTTTGTAATATATACAGTTATTAAAATAATACCAACTATAAGTATTAATAAAGATATATTATATAATATATGGTTCATAATTAACTTAATTTAGAATTTATTTTTTATTTAAATGAACTGTTGTTGGACAAAAAATATAAAATATCATTTCTAGAAACTAATATACAAAATATGACAGCAAATGTTTCACATTTGAGTCTTAATTAATTCCTTTATTTGAAGGAACTAATATACTCCCATTTTAGATATTTACATATTTTTTCCCATAGTTGATCATTTTCCATTATTTTATCAGAATCTTTATGTAATGGAAAGCATTCTAATAAATGATCTAATTCTAATAATTCACAAAATTTATGAAGTACATATGAATAAGATAAAAAATTTTTACGATCTGGATGTTTATATATTTCCCATGGATCTTGAATTTTAAAAAACATACCTATAAATAATTTTTCCATATCTCTTGTAATTTTAGGAGGTGGTAGATTATTTAACTTATTTATAATATATGCTGCATGTTCATAATAAATATTATATTCTAATTTCTTTAAAATAGCTTTCATTTTCTTTTTATCTAAAATTGATAAATCATTAATTCTCCTTTTATTTAATTCTTTAACTATATCAATAAAAACAATTTCTGGAATATCAGGGCTTTGCTTCGCCTGAAATTGATTAAGCCATTCTCTAAAATGATTTACTTTTCTATATGGTGAATAATCTTTAATTTGACGCTCTTCGTCTAGGATTATAATTTCAGAATCTCCACAACATGGACAAATATAAGCACTTTCAGACATATCAAGTATTTTTTCAATTTTACATTCAATACAGTATTTAATTCTATTAGAACCATCATCATGATTTATTCTTATACCATCAACTCTTTGACAGTATTTTTCAAATAAATTAGCTTTATTTACAGTTTTATTTTCGTCTTGATTATTTTTTTCTTTTTTAGTGAATAAAAAATCTAAAATATTTTTTGATTCTTTTACTTTTACTTCTTTAATATCACGCATTTCGTAATAATCTGAAATTAAATCTCCAGCATTATCATAATAATCCATTTCTTCATAATTATTAGATATAGATTTTAATTGCAACTCTAATAAATCTTTTTTATCTAATAAACTTGCTCGGTGTTTTATATCTTCTATAGTAAAAGAATCTCTTCTCTCATCCATAGAGGTAATTTCATTATTAATATTTATTATTTGTTGACAAATATTATTTTTATCATTTCGTGCTTGAGAGAAATATTTAACCATAATTCTATGTTTATTATCTAGAGTGTTGGATTCTTTTACATTAGACTGTTTATTTTCTTTATATTTTGAAGTTTTCTTGGTACCAGACATCCAATTATTAATTGTATATTGAAAAATTACTTTAAATAAATTATTTGATATTGTAAAATATTTTTAATTATTATAAAAAATATTTAAAAAAAAATGTTTTTTATTAAAATATTAAAAAAAATATAGAAATACTAAGATTAAAAATGTATAAATTCGTTATAATTGAAAAAAAATATTTAGAATAATTTCTATCCCTAGTTATATATCTAAATGGGTGGTGGTTTAATGCAACTCGTCGCTTATGGCGCTCAAGATGTTTACCTTTCCGGTAATCCCCAAATTACTTTTTTTAAAGTCGTTTACAGACGTCACACAAACTTCTCTGTTGAACCAATTCAACAAACCTGGAATGGTGCTGCTGATTTTGGACGCACTGTTACCTGCAACATCAATAGAAACGGTGATTTAATCACTAATATGTATGTTGCTGTTAAATTAAATGCTGTTACTAAAGCTGTTGGTGCAAACTGGGGCTATGTTAGACGTTTAGGTCATGCTTTAGTTGAATCATGCAAAGTCGAAATTGGTGGTTCTAAAATTGATGAACACTACGGTGATTGGTTAAATATCTGGTACGAATTAACCCATAAATCCGGTCAAGAACGCGGCTATGCTAAAATGATTGGTGATATTAATGAACTCACTAACATTGATAATACCGCTCTTAAAGCCTACCAAATGTACGTTCCTTTACAATTTTGGTTTAACAGAAATAACGGTTTAGCTTTACCTTTAATTGCCTTACAATACCACGATGTTCGTGTTACTCTTAAATTCAGAGATTTCTCTGGATGTGTTAACTATGCTGGTACATCAGCTTCTAGTGCACCTTCTGGTACTGGTTTAATGAGTGATTCTTACTTATTAATTGACTACGTATACTTAGATTCTGAAGAACGTAAACGCTTTGCTCAAGCTTCTCATGAATACTTAATTGAACAATTACAATTTACTGGTTCTGAATCTTTAACTGCTGCTACTGCCAAATACAGACTTAACTTCAACCATCCCTGCAAATACTTAGTATGGGTTCCCCATCTTGAAAGACATGTTACTCGTCAAAACTGGGTTGCTTGGGCTGCCGGTTCTACAACTTGGAAAGAAGCTTCTGACCGCTTTGCTAGAGTTTTATATGCTGCTACCAGAACTGGTGCTGGTATGAATGTTGCTGCTGTTCAAGTTCAAAATACAACTGGAGCTGCTTCAGTAATTGGAGATGTAATTGAAATCACTGATAGACTTGGTCTTAGCGCTTCTGTAACTGCTTTATTATCTAAAATTGAAGTAAAATTTGTCGTTGTTACTGGTGGTGTTGCTAATGGTGCTGCATTAACTGTTGGAACTTCTGCCGCAGAATTACTTAATAATACTGTAGTTGTTAGAAATAATTTAACTCCTGAAGATTGGTCAAATAGAATTAGTACATTAGTTACTGGTGGTGCTGTTGAAGCTGTTCTCAATCAATATTCCTTAAGTGTTGTTGATCACTTCAACTACGGAAACTTTGTTGATGGAACTGATAACCCTGTTTACAGTGCCAAATTACAATTAAACGGTCATGATCGCTTCCAAGACAGAGATGGACACTACTTTAACTATGTTCAACCCTCTCAACACTTTTCTAACACCCCTGTTGATGGTGTTAATGTATACTCTTTCGCTTTAAAAGCTGAAGATCACCAACCAACTGGCACTTGCAACTTCTCTCGTATCGACAACGCTACTTTACAAGTCCAAACTGGTTTATACAACAATACTTCCACCAACTACTCTGAATATTTAGGAAGTTCTTCAGCATCATTCATCAATATTTACACTCAAAATTATAATGTACTTCGTGTGATGTCAGGTATGGCAGGTACTGCATACAGCAATTAAAATAATTTTTAGAAAAATTAATTATATTTATTAAAAAAAAATTTTTTTTTAATGAAAATATTAAAAAATATTTAATAATTGATATTTAAAATGTATAAATTCGTTATAATTGAAAAAAATATTTAGAATAATTTCTATCCCTAGTTATATATCTAAATGGGTGGTGGTTTAATGCAACTCGTCGCTTATGGCGCTCAAGATGTTTACCTTTCCGGTAATCCCCAAATTACTTTTTTTAAAGTCGTTTACAGACGTCACACAAACTTCTCAGTTG